CCAACCGGAGGCTTTGCCGGTACTGGCGCTGGCGCTGGCGGAAATGGTGGTGCTGGCGGCGGCTTGGGTGCAAATGGTAGTAACGGAGGTGCGGGAACTTCGCTTTACTCTGGTGGCGGTGGCGGTGGTGCTGGGGACGGAACAGGCACTAGGAAGGGTGGCGATGGCGGCAACTACAACGGCGGTGGCGGCGGCGGTGCATCGGCTTTAGTTTCAACCCGTGGCTTTGGCGCTCCTGGAATCATCATCATCAACTACACCCCAATAGCTCCAACGTCAAAAGGCAAGTTCTTTTTCAGCTTTTAAATACTGCTGCCATATACTTGACCAAGAATTTTGAAGGAATAAATAATGACTGTATCAATTAAGGTTCTGATTCCGGCAAAGCAGGCAGAAAGTTCACAGACTACGCAATACACCGCAATCAATTGCAAAGCCATCATTGACAAATTTACGGCCACAAACACCACGGCAAGCAACGTCACAATCAGCGTTAACCTAGTGACGGCTGGTGCTGCCTCTGCATCTAATTTGATTGTGGACGCCAGAAGCATTGCGCCTGATGAATGCTATACGATGCCCGAATTGATTGGCCAGGCTTTAGAAGCGGGTGGGTTTATATCAACAATCGCAAGTTCTGCCAGTGCCGTGACAATACGCGCATCAGGACGAGAAATTACTTAAAGGAGCGCAACATGGACAAATTTATGGTGATGCCCAAGGGATTTATGGGCCTGCCAATGGAAGAAGAATTCATTAGCACAGCCGAGAACAAAAAAAATACACAAGTTGCCATTGATGATTGGATGCTTGGCCCTGAGAACCCAAGCAACGAACCAACGGCCAACAAGGTTTATTGGGTGGCAGTAGGCAAGGCCATGCAAGTGGATGAGAAAGAGGCCCGTCGCCGTCGCTGCTCAAACTGCGATTACTACGATAACAGCACAATGACTCAGGCAAAAATGGAGCGTATTCCTCGTAACGAATGGGATACAGACGCCGGATTCCGTGGTTACTGCACAAAATTAGAGTTTATTTGCCACGACTTGCGTGTTTGCCAAGCCTGGGAAGAGCGCGAATGCGAGATGGATTGACGAAATGCTGAAATATGGGACAATTACGTCGCTGAGAAAAAATGCTACCAGCGGCATCCAAGAAATTGAGGTGTTGATATGGGATTATTGAGCTTACTCGGAACCGCTGCCGGAACCTATTTTGGTGGGCCAATTGGCGGCGCTATTGGTTCGGCACTCGGCGGCGCAATCGAAGGCTCACAGGCCGTGGGTCAGGCGTCTGAAGTTCAGCAAGAAGCAGCCCAAGGCGGCATTAATGAACAACGTCGGCAGTTTGACGAGATCACCAAACTTCTATCTCCATACAACCAAGCCGGAACTGGGGCATTGGCGCAACAGCAAGCATTGCTTGGCATGGGAACACCCAAGGCGCAACAACAAGCCATTGCAGCATTGCAGGCAGGCCCACAATTCCAAGCACTTCAGCAGCAGGGCGAAAACGCAATTTTGCAAAACGCATCGGCCACTGGAGGTTTGCGCGGTGGAAATGTTCAAGGCGCTTTGGCGCAGTTTCGACCAGCATTGCTATCGAGCTTGATTGAACAGCAGTACAACCGGCTCGGTGGTTTAAGCAGCATGGGCCAAGCATCAGCCGCACGCCAAGCTGCATTTGGTCAGCAAACTGGCGCTAACGTATCAAATCTAATGGGTCAACAAGGAAACGCCCAAGCGGGCGGCATTCTTGGCCAACAACAATTGTTAACTGGTGGAATTACGCAGGCGGCTGGAGCTATCCAAGGCGCTGGCGGGTTCGGCAAATTGTTTGGCAACACTGGACGAGGTAGCGGAACATTCACAGACGTAAACGGCTTGGGCGCTGCTAGCGAAGCAGCCTTGCGCGAATTGGGAGCTTTTTAATGGAACCCATCAACTATCTTCAGCAGGTTTCAGACCCTTTTTCTCAGGCATTGCAGGGTTACAAGATCGGCGCAGGCATGGCCGACATAGAGACAAAACGCGCTCAACAAGAGCAGCAGCAACGAATGGCACAAATGGCTCTTGAAGAGCAGGCCAAATTCTTTGCAAAGCCAAACCCAACAATGCGCGACGCCCTGCAATTTGCGTCTAGCCTGCCGAAAGATCGTGCCGACGCATTGCGTCCTTACATTGAGAACTTCAGCAAAGAGCAACAGCAAAACGTTCTTAAAGCGAATGGTCAGATTCTGTCGGCTCTGCAAGTGAACCCAGAAACCGGCATCAAAATGCTCAATGATTACGCCACAGCCCAGCGTAACGGAGGGGATGAAGAAGAAGCCCTGCTTTATGAGCGTCTTGCCCAAGCAGCGGCAGACCCAGCAAAAGGCCCAGCAATGGCCTTCAAGTCCTTGGTGACGGTTACTTCCCGTATCCCTGGCGCAAAGGATATGTTTGAGACCATCGACAAGGCAAACACTACCGCACAGAATCAGGCAGAAGCACCCGCAGCATTGCGTAAGAAACTTGCCGATGCAAGCAAAGCCGAATCAGATGCCAAAATTGCCCTGGCAAATGCCAGCACTGCGCAAGAAGTGGCAAATGCAACTCGTGATCTTGAAATATTGAAAGCAGAAAAAGCAGCAATTGAGGCGCAGTTTGCTGGCCCGTTGGCGCAAGCAGATCTAAACCTGAATGCTGCACAAATCAAGAACATCAACAGCGAAATCAACACCCGAGCTTCCAAGTTGAATCTTGATCGACAAACCATGCAGGCCACGGTTGCCGACAAACTTTCAAGCATTCAGTCTCGGTTAACTGATCTGCCAGAGGCCACTCGTAAACTAATCAACGATTCCGCAGTCTCTGCGGCAGCGGCAAAGCAATCCGCAAATCAATACAACGATTTGGCCAAGCGCCTTGATGAGGCTGGCGGTGGATATGGAGCAGCCACAAGTTTTGCAGACTACCTAAGAAGGCAAACTGGTACACAAAGCCCATTGACCGAACTGCGCCAAGAATACACGCGCATTCGGAATTCTGCGGCCATCAAATCACTGCCAGCAGGCCCAGCTACTGACAAAGACATTGAGTTGGCCTTGAAGGGTATACCGCCAGAAAATGCAGATGCCAGAACGGTGGCCAGTTTCCTGCGTGGCATAGGCAAGTTGCAAGACATTGAGGCGTCTGTGGGCAACGCAAAGACTGACTGGCTAGCAAGCAACAATGGCGTGCTGACCCGCGCTAAAGACACATTTATTGCAGGCGACTACACCACCAAGCCAGGCGAAACGTTCAACGATTTCACCCAGCGCGTTGTTGCTGATGTTTCCAAACGCTATCGCTCTCCGGCACAAAAAGCTGAAGAAGATCGCTTGGCAACTATGGCAAAAATACCGACTACCGGAACACCGGCAGCAGCACCTGCTCCAGTCAATATCCGCGCCCAAGCAGACGCAATTCTTAGCGGAGGTCGTTAAATGGCAACAGCCGACGAATACGCAGCTTGGATTGTCAAGAATTCTGCTAAACGCGGAACGCCTGAGTTTGACACCGTAGCGCAAGCCTACCAGCTCGCTAAGTCTGAGGAAGCGCCGCCCGTTCAAGCACAGGCCGCAGCACCTGAACCAACTCTTGGCCAGCAACTTGTCGGCGCGGGCGAAACCGCTTTAACTTTGCTAACCGGCGCAACGGGCGGCGCAGTTGGAACTATTGCTGGCGCAGGCGCTGGACTGGCACAGCAAATTCTCTCCGGCCAGTTCGGAACACCACAAGCCGTCCAAGCAGTAGAGAAGTCAGCAGCCAAAGGCGCACAGGCTTTAACCTACCAGCCTCGCACGCAAGCAGGTCAAGAGCAGGTGCAAGCCGTTGGCCAAGTCCTAAGTAATGTGTTGCCACCAGTTCTTCCTGCAATCGCAGCCCCTGGCGCAATATTGCAGGCCGTCCGCACCGCAGCCCCCAGCGTAGGCGCAGCAGGTCAGATTGGACGAGCAGCAACTCAGCGTGCAGCAACGGCAACAGGTCAGGCTATTGCTAGACCCGTGCAAGCTGCCACAACAGCCGTGCGTGAGACCTTGGGCATGGAGGTAGCACCTACCCCAGCAACGGCAGTCGGCGGGCGTATTTCAGGCGGTTCTGCGGCCACCCCAGAGGCATTGCGTCGCGTCACCACAGCGGAAAGCCTGCCAGTCCCCGTCACGCTTACAAAAGGCGCAGCCACCCGTGATGCTCAACAATTAGCATTTGAGAAAGAGCAGATTAAAAGTGACTTGGGCGGCCCCCTGCGCCAGCGTGCCGAGGAAAACAATCTGCAAGCCTTGCAGAACTTTGATGCTCTGGTCGAAATGACCGACGCCCAGCTTTCTGATTTGTCCAGCACCGGCGGTGCAGTCGTTAAATCCTTGACCGAGGGACTTACAGCGGCTAAGAACAAAACTCGATCAGCCTATAAAGCAGCAGAAAAAGCTGGCGAACTGGAAAGCAATGTCACCTTAACTTCGGTGGTGGACTACATTAACGAGAACATTCCAGAGGGAGATTTGGCCCCAGTTCTTAAAGCGGCACGACAGAAAGCCATTGCCGTAGGCGCAGCATTGCCAGACGAAAACGGAAACCTTATTGCTCAACCAGTTACCTTGCTGCAAGCGGAAAATTTGC